CTCGCACTCTCGCTGTCGCACAAAACAAAAAGCCACGCGAACGGCGTGGCAACGTATGGCTGAGCAACTCCCAACCATGACTATATTATACCATAACGTGTTTCTGAGAACTCCCAGGGGGTTAAGCACTTTTGCCGTTTTGCAACCCCACTGTACCCGTATCCCCCCAGATGTGAGCAATGTAGCGGCGTGGTTATGGACACTATTTGTCTCCAACACCACATATTTTTTACAAAGTTTTACTCCGCTTCCAACCCCACAAAAAATCTACAAAAATTCCCCTGCATAATGTCAAATATTTGACATACGTACACAAAAAATCCCGGCATTGCGCCGGGATAAGGGAAGGTCGTCATAACCCATACAACAAGGAGAGTAGCTATGGACAAGCTACACCGTTAATATACGCACCCATTGCACAAACGTCAATAAAACATTACTCTACGCTAACTTAAACCGAGGTGCCCCCTTTCCCTCAGTATGTTTGAACATCTAATTATTTATGATGACCCTCCATCGGCAGTCCCGGTGGACAAAGCAACGCCTCAACAGTTATTAAACGCACAAGTTAATACGGCTGACTTTTTAGAGTCGATTGGCGCAGCGTCTGATGAAGAGGTTGAAGAGAACGCTAGCAAGAAGAATGCGCAACTAGCGTTTACTGCTATGGCTGCTGGTGCCCCTGCTGAAAAAGTAAAGCAGCAGTTAATGGCAAACACCACGCCAGAAGCAGTACGACGGCTTGTTGGGATGCTAACGGCGTATGACTGGGCGTTTGTTGAACAAGCGCGGCAGATGAGGGGGTACGCGGTTGCAAAAATATTAGAAGATACAGAGCACCCTGACCCACGCTATCGGTTAAAAGCCCTAGAGATGCTAGGTAAAGTCACCGAAGTCGCGCTATTTACGGAACGCGTGGAGGTTAAGAAAACTGAGCTAACGGATGAAGAGATTGAAGCCAAGATTAAAGCTAAGCTTGGTAAATATATGGGCGCTATTGAGGTAACTGCGACGGAGAAGCCTAGTGAATCTGAGTGATCACGAAGCAGAAGCACTGCGTAAAGTGCTGCCGTTGATGCCATCTGAAGAAAAGATGGAGGTATTAACGCTGCTTGATGAGTTTGATAGGCGTAAATCACTCAAAAAATCTAAAACTTCATTATTAGCATTTGCGCATCACGTATATCCGGGCTTTAAAGAAGGCGCACACCATAGAAAACTGGCAAAAATATTTGAAGATGTAGTTGCAGGACGTAAAAAACGAGTCATTATTAATATCGCCCCACGTATGGGCAAGTCTGAGTTTTCAAGCTACCTGTTTCCAGCTTGGTTTTTAGGACAGTTTCCTGATAAAAAGATTATTATGGGGACGCACACTGCGTCTTTATCGGAAGATTTCGGTAGACGAGTTAAAAATTTGGTGGACGCTGATGAATATCAGGAAGTTTTTCCAAAAACAGCCCTCGCAGAAGACCAAAAAGCTGCCGGAAAATGGTCTACCGGAGCTGGAGGTCAATATTATGCTGTTGGCGTTGGCGGCGCTCTGGCTGGGCGTGGTGCTGATCTGTTTGTTATTGACGATCCTCATTCTGAACAGGATATAAAGGCTAATTCACGCCTGACATTTGATCAGGCATGGTCATGGTTTCAGACAGGCCCACTACAACGCTTAATGCCGGGGGGCGCAATAATAGTTATTATGACGCGCTGGAGTTTAATTGATTTAACAGGGCGTTTAATTGATTATCAAGCCAAAAATCCAGATTCTGATGAGTGGGATATTGTTGAATTACCCGCTATATTAAATGAAAATGAAGATAATGAAAAAAGTTTATGGCCTGAGCAGTGGCCTCTTGAACAATTAAAATCAAAACGTGCGGGTATGGACCCGCGATATTGGCAGGCCCAATATATGCAGCAGCCCACAAGCGATGCGGCTGCGGTTATTCAACGTAATATGTGGAAAGTGTGGCCTAACGAAGACCCACCACGTTGTGAATTTATTATTCAGTCGTGGGATACGGCGCATGAAACTAAAAACTCTTCGGATTATACTGCCTGTACAACATGGGGGGTTTGGTATAACGACGAAGATGGCGGTTCGCCTAACATTATTTTAATTGATGCGTTTAAAGCACGATTAAATTTTCCCGATTTAAAAAAACGTGCAATAGAAATGTATAAAGAGTATGAGCCAGATATTGTGCTCATTGAAAAGAAAGCCGCAGGTGCCCCGCTCATTCAAGAATTGTTTCGCATGAGTGTCCCTATACAGGAGTTCAGCCCATCAAGAGGGAACGATAAGCACGTGCGTGTTAATGCTGTGGCAGATATGTTTGCCAGTGGTAAAGTCTGGGCGCCTGACACACGCTGGGCTCGGGAAGTCGTTGAAGAAGTCGCTGCATTTCCGGTGGGGGAACATGATGACTACGTGGATACGATGACACAGGCGCTGCTGCGGTTCAGGCAGGGTGGATTTATTTCATTGCCAAGCGACGAGCCTGACGATATTCGATACTTTAAAGGCTTCCGTGGGCAGAAACGCGGTTATTACTTAGGTTAGGACAGATCATGGCTATTGATAAGGCGATGTACGGGATGCCCGAGGGCATCGAAGCGCTAGCGACTGAGGAAGCGCCCATTGAGATTGAGATTGTGAACCCCGAAGGTGTTGCTATTGGTATCGACGGGGTTGAGATCGATTTAATGCCTGAAGAAGAGGAAAAAGCTGAGGAGTTTGACTCTAACTTAGCCGAATTCATGAGCGAGAGCGACCTGCAAAAGATTGCAGGTGACATTATGGAAATGGTTGAGTCAGACCTCAACAGCCGTAAAGATTGGGTTGATACCTATGTTAAAGGTCTGGATGTGCTGGGCCTACGTTATGACGAGGTGACTGAGCCTTGGGACGGTGCCTGTGGGGTGTTCTCTACACTGCTGACTGAAGCAGCGATTCGCTTCCAGAGCGAGTCTATTATGGAGACATTCCCTGCGGCTGGGCCTGTAAAGACGCAGATTATTGGGCAGTTTACCCCTGATATTGAAGAAGCAGGTAAGCGCGTGAAGGCTGATATGAATTATCAGTTAACCGATAAAATGCCTGAATATCGATCAGAACATGAACGCGCATTATGGGGCGTTGCATTAGCTGGCTCGTCATTTAAAAAGGTCTACTACGACCCGTCATTAGAGCGCCAAGTTTCATTCTATGTACCTGCTGAGGATGTCATCCTCCCTTATGGCGTAACTAACATACGCCGCACCGACCGACTTACGCACATCATGCGTAAGACAAAGAATGATATTAAACGGTTGCAGGTTAGTGGGTTTTATCGGGATGTGGATCTTGGTGAGCCGCTAGCAACGCAAACGGATATTGAGAAGGCTAAAGCTCAGAAAGAAGGTATTGAGCAGACTAAAGATGAGCGGTATCAGATATGCGAGGTGCATATTGAGTATGACTTGCCGGGGTATGAGGAGGAACTGCCACTACCCTACGTCATTACGATTGATAAAGGCACTAATAAAGTTCTGGCAATTCGCAGGAATTATAGGGAAGACGACTCTCGCAAACTAGCTCGCCAGCACTTCGTACACTATATGTACATCCCCGGCTTCGGTGCTTATGGTTTTGGGTTGATCCATATTATCGGTGGCTACGCCACAGCAGGCACCATGCTGATCCGTCAGTTGGTGGATGCAGGATCACTTTCTAATCTTCCCGGTGGTTTGAAGTCTCGTGGACTCAGAATTAAAGGTGATGACACGCCCATCGCTCCGGGTGAATGGCGAGATGTCGATGTGCCAGGGGGTGCAATCAGGGACAACATCCTGCCGCTTCCTTACAAAGAACCCAGTGCTACGCTGCTAGCACTACTGAATCAGATCACTGAAGAAGCGCGACGGCTCAGTGGTATGGCTGATATGAAGATCAGCGATATGTCGAGTCAGGCTCCGGTGGGTACGACGCTGGCACTGCTTGAGCGGCAGTTAAAGACGATGGGTGCTGTACAGGCTCGCATCCATGCAGCGATGAAAGAAGAATTCAGGCTGCTCAAAGAGATTATCAGGGAATACACCTCCCCTGATTACAGCTACGTGCCACAGGATGGCACCCCGCAGGTTAAGGCTGAGGACTACGACATTGTGGAAGTTATCCCTGTGTCAGACCCCAACGCCTCGACAATGGCTCAGCGAGTTGTGCAGTATCAGGCTGCGTTGCAGCTAGCGCAAGGGGCACCTCAGTTATACGATTTACCCCGTTTACACAGACAGATGCTCGATGTGCTGGGTATTCCTAACGCCGACAAACTAGTACCCCTGCCTGATGACCAGAAGCCCAAAGACCCCGTGTCTGAGAACATGGATGCACTTAAGGGTACGCCTATGAAGGCGTTTATCTATCAGGATCACCAAGCGCATATCACGACGCACATGTCCTTTTTGCAAGACCCAAAGATTGCTCAGATGATTGGGCAAAACCCCATAGGTCAACAGTTGCAAGCAGCAATGATGGCGCACGTTGCCGAGCACTTAGGGTTTCAATATCGCCAAGAGATTGAGCAGCGTATTGGCTTGCCGTTACCCACACCCGACCAACAACTCTCTGAACCTGAAGAGTATGCGATGGCGCGTTATGTGGCTCAGGCTGCACAGCAGGTCTTACAGATTCATCAGAGTGAAGCAGCGCAACAACAAGCCCAGCAGATTGCGCAAGATCCGTTGGTGCAGCTCCAGGCTCAAGATTTACAGATTAAGGCCGCAGAACAGCAGCGTAAAGCACAGAAAGACGCTATTGATGCCCAGATTGCTGAGAAGCGGTTAAATGTTGAGCAACAGCGTATTGCTGTGGATGCGCAGAAAGAAGGCATAAAACTTCAAAACCAGAATCAACAAAACCAGCTAAAGATTCAAGCTGATCTGTTTAAAACACGTATGAAGGGCTCTGGGAGATGACCTACGAAAAACAGATGCTGGATCATCTGGTTAAAAAACTCATCGAGCGCGAGGAGTCCATAAAAGACTCCTTGGTGAGTAACAGCGCAAAAGATTTTGCTGAATATAAGCATTTGTGTGGCGTTATCCAAGGTCTGCGCCTAGCAAAGATGGAAGTACAAGACCTTGTGCAACGATATGAGGAATTTGAAAATGACTGAAGCAGCAGATGCTGTTATTGCGGATGTTCAGCAAAGAGCCAAGCAGTTACCGATTGTTAAGGGGTACAAAATCCTTTGCACGCTACCCAATATCGAGAATAAGTTTGATAGTGGGATCGTCAAGGCTGATGTAACTGTGAAGCATGAAGAGCTATTAAGCAACGTGCTGTTTGTAGTCGCGCTAGGTGATATGGCGTACGCGGATCAAAACCGTTTCCCCACAGGCGCTTGGTGTAAACCGGGGGACTTTATCGTCACTCGTGCCAACACTGGAACTCGTTTGAAGATTCATGATCGAGAGTTTCGGATTATTAACGATGATTCCGTTGAGGCTGTGGTGGAAGATCCCCGTGGCATTCAACGTGCGTGAGGTGATGTATGGAAAAAACCGAATTTAAATTTCCCGACGAGCAGGATGCCAAACAAGAAGCTAAGGGTGACGTCGAATTTGAAATCGAGGTAGTTGACGACACACCCGATCCTGATAAAGGGCGTAAAGCACTACCCGAACCTGTTGGGGAAGTTACCGACGATGAACTTTCTAAATATGACGAAAGCGTACAGAAGCGTATTAAGAAGTTGTCGCATGGGTACCACGATGAACGTCGGGCTAAAGAAGCCGCATTACGTGAGCGCGAAGAAGCACTAAAGTTTGCTCAGCAGATTATTGAAGAGAACAAACGGCTTAAGACCGATTTAAATTCAAATAATTCGCTGTTGGTTGGTACAGCTAAGCAGAATGCAGAGTTGGCGTTAGATCAGGCACGGAAGAAGTATAAAGAAGCGTATGAATCTTTCGATGCCGACGCTATTCTTGCAGCGCAGGAAGAATTAACTACCGCTAAACTAAAACTTGAGCGTGTTACTAATTTTAAACCCGCCCCTTTACAAGAACGCGAAAATCCTGTAAACATAGCACCGCGAACCGCCCCAGAAACTCCTCGGGCAGACCCAAAAGCACTTGCATGGCAGCAACAAAATCAGTGGTTTGGGAACGATGAGGAAATGACTAGCTTTGCTTTGGGGTTGCATGAGAAGCTAGTTAAGTCTGGAGTTGATCCAACTTCAGATGAATATTACGAGCGAGTAAATTCTCGTATCCGTGAGAAGTTCCCCGAAAATTTCCCTGGGTTAGAGGAGAAATCGAAACGGACGAGCAGTAATGTTGTAGCCCCCGCAAGCAGAAACGTTGCCCCGAAAAAAATCACGTTGACGCAAACGCAGGTTGCACTAGCTAAGAAGTTGAAGATACCTCTTGATTTATATGCCAGGAAAGTGGCGGAAGGAATGACAAATGGCTGAGAATAAATTAGCAGATACCCGTTCAAATCGTGAAGCAACAACCCGTGACAAAGTTGAGCGTCCTCGTAGCTGGGCACCCCCCACGTTACTGCCTGACCCCGCACCTGAGCCTGGGTATAAATATCGTTGGATTCGCGTTTCAATGATGGGCCAATCGGACCCTCGTAATGTTTCAACCAAGCTACGTGAAGGCTGGGAGCCTGTCAGAGCTGAAGATCATCCTGAGATTTCTGGTTATCTCGATAACGATAACGCCCGATTTAAGGACAATATCGTGGTGGGTGGTTTGATGCTGTGTAAAACCCCAACAGAATTCGTTGACCAACGGAATGCTTATTATCAACAGCAGGCCGATGCACAGATGCGTTCTGTAGACAACAACTTCATGCGCGAGAATGATCCACGGATGCCTCTGTTTTCAGAGCGTAAAACCTCGGTTTCATTTGGGCGCGGTAATCAACAATCCAAGGAGTAATTCCAAATGGCTTACCCGACTGTTTCAGCCCCTTATGGGCTAAAGCCGATCAATTTGATCGGTGGTCAGGTCTTTGCCGGTGCTACTCGTCAGCGTCGTATCGCATCCGGTGCCGCAAGCATTGGTTTTGGTGACCCCGTTATTTTCGTTAACGACGGTACCATCGCGGTTTCGACTTCGACAACGGCTGCACCTGCAACAGGCTTTGCTGGCGTCTTTCTAGGCTGTCAGTTTGTTTCGTCTGTAACCGGTCAACCGACCTTCTCACAAGCATGGATCAGCGGTACTTCGGTAAAGGCAAACACCTTTATCACCGCCTTTGTTTGTGAAGACCCAGATCAGTTGTTCCAAGTTGCCGTAGTTACCGGCACCACAGTTGTTTCGACAACTTCTGGTTTGACTTATAGCAACATCAACAACAATGTGGCTTTGGTGGCTAACACCCTCAATACCACAAGCAACGATTCTCAGCAGGCTATCTTGTTGAGTTCGGCAGACGTGACGGCTTCGTTGCCGATCCGTATTGTTGATCTGGTGCCGGATACGGCATTTACCTATAGTGGCACTGTTTACTACCCGGAAGCTATCGTTAAGTTCAATGCACCGAACATTAGCGGTTCTACTTTCCTCGGTGGTCATGCCTACTACAACCCAACCGGACTGTAATAGGGGAACATAAATGGCTATTTCACGCGCACAACTATTGAAAGAGCTGCTCCCCGGCCTGAACGCATTGTTCGGTTTGGAGTATGCGAAGTATGGCGAAGAGCACAAAGAGATTTACGAAACTGAATCTTCCGAGCGCTCGTTTGAAGAGGAAACCAAGCTGTCAGGCTTTAGTGCTGCCCCGGTTAAAAACGAAGGTAGCGCAATTGCTTATGACAACGCGCAGGAAGCTTGGACCGCACGTTATACGCACGAGACCATTGCTTATGGCTTCTCAATCACTGAAGAAGCGATTGAAGATAACCTGTACGACAGCTTGTCGGCTCGTTATACCAAGGCACTTGCACGGTCGATGGCTTATACCAAGCAGGTTAAAGCTGCTGCGGTTCTGAACAACGGTTGGGCTTCTACCGTAACTTACGGTGATGGTCAGACTTTGTTCTCCACAGCACATCCGCTGGTTTCTGGTGGCACTAACAGCAACACGACCGCTACGGGCGTGGATCTTAACGAAACCTCGTTGGAAAATGCAGTGATTCAGATCGCTGCGTGGACTGATGAACGTGGGCTTTTGATCGCTGCTAAACCCCGCAAGCTTATCGTTCCTCCTGCTTTGATGTTCGTGGCAACCCGCCTGTTGGAAACCGAACTCCGTGTCGGTACTAACGACAACGACATCAACGCCCTGAAGAACAACGGCTCGATCCCCGAGGGTTATACGGTTAACCACTTCTTGACCGATACCAACGCTTGGTTCCTGACGACCGATGTTCCTAACGGCCTGAAGCATTTTGTACGCACACCGTTACAAAATTCAATGGATGGTGACTTTGATACGGGGAACGTCAGATACAAGGCGAGAGAGCGCTACAGCTTCGGCGTGAGTGATCCGTTAGGTATCTACGGTTCGCAAGGAGCCTAATAAAATCAAGTAGTTATCTTGGTTTGGAGGAGCCGCCGCAAGGCGGCTTTTCTTTTTGGTTGTACGTACAACATTTCCTGTATCTAAGTCTTAATAATCACTATTGACCCCGCATCAACAACCTGATATAAACAGGCTATCTGGGAAACCAGCTTGCTAAACTGTCCCAGCAGACGATGCACCGATTAGCAAGCGACTTGTGCATAAGGAATTATCATGGCAGTTTCAACAACCCAATCGATTTGGCGTTCGGGCGGTGGTGATCAGACTCGCACCGCTTACTGTGGCACCCCTCTCATGGTTGCCGAGTTTTATATCTCTGGCGCTTCTGCAAATAGCGTAGCCGTTCAAGTTTCTTCTACCAACACTGCCCCGGTTATTCTCCCGGCTGGTGCTGTTGTTACTCAAATTAATGCTTTGTGCGCTGCAACAGGTGGCACGACTCCCACGTTTGATATGGGCTGGATTGGCTACTCTGATACGACAGTTTCTGACGACAACGGACTTGTTGCCGCTGCTGTTGCTACCACGGGCAAGCTGGTTATCGATTTCGCTTCTGCTACCGCAGGGGATGATCTGAACACCATTATGTCTGCTACCCAGATGGTCAAAATCACTGGCGGCGGTACGACAGGTGACGCCCCCACAGGTGGCAACATCACGGGTGAAATTTTCTACTACGTCACTGATCCATACCTCGGTCAGCAAAACGTCTAATGAAGGAGCATCGCCATGATGCAAACGGACGTAAAAGCTGTTTCACTAGCAGCTTCTGGGGATATTAGCGCGTATCCAACCCGTGTTCGCGGGTTGGTTGTTGAACCGGGGGCTTCTGCCGGTAGCGTGGTTGTTAAAGATGGTGGGTCGGGCGGTACGACGGTGTTTACCATCAACACAATCGCTGGCGGAGAGACCTTCAACGTTATTATCCCTGCCGAAGGTGTACGCTGTATTACTAGCGCGTACGCAACACTGTCAAATGCAAAAGTGACGGTGTTCTATGGCTAAATCTCCGGCGTGGCAGAGGAAAGAAGGTAAATCTGAAAAAGGCGGACTCAACGCCAAAGGCAGAGCTTCTTATAACGCAGCGAATCCGGGGAAACCCGGACTCAAACCTCCACAGCCGGAAGGTGGTGCCCGTAAAAAGTCATTCTGTGCCCGGATGTCAGGCATGAAGAAGAAACTTACGAGTGCTAAAACAGCCAACGACCCTAACAGCCGCATCAACAAATCGTTAAGGGCTTGGAAGTGTTAAGTCATGGAAACAGGCGCTCTGGTTTGGAATCTAATCACGTCGTTTTTAGTGGGCTTGGTGATGTTCATGCTGAAACAATCCTCAGATGAACAGAAGCGGATTCAAATTCTGCTAAACCGTACCCGTGAAGAAATTGCCCGTGATCACATCACTCGCGCAGAAGTTCGTGCAGACCTTGAAAAGATTATGGAGCGGTTTGATTCAGGCTTTGAAAGGCTTGAAGCTAAGATTGATGCGCTTGCTAAAGGGAAACAGTAATGCCAGCAGTTAGCGCAAAGCAAGAGAAGTTCATGCAAGCGGTGGCCCACAACCCGAAGTTTGCTAAAAAAGTAGGTGTCTCTCAATCCGTTGGAAAGGAATTTACGATGAAAAAGATGGCTAAAGGTGGTGGCGTAGCCCCCACAAAAATGGGTGCAGTGAAGACCGCAGCGCCTAGTCGTGATGGTATTGCTACTAAAGGTAAAACCAAAGGTACGCAGATTAAGATGGCTGGTGGCGGTAAGGTTAAGAAAATGGCCTACGGCGGTAAGGCTTGCTGAGATGATGGCATCTCGCGGGATGGGGGCGATTTCGCCCTCTAAAATGCCTACTGCCAAGCGTAAAGCGAGGCGGGATGATACTGATTTCACTCAGTACGCTGAAGGTGGCAAAGTGAATGCTGCGGGTAATTACACTAAACCTGAACTTCGCAAGAAGATTGTGTCTCAGGTTAAAGCCGCAGCCACTCATGGCACAGGTGCAGGGCAATGGTCCGCGAGGAAAGCACAGCTTGTAGCTAAGAAGTATAAAGCCGCAGGTGGGGGCTACCGAGATTGAAAGCGCCGCAGCAGAGTTTGAAGGATTGGGGGGATCAGAAATGGCGGACAAAAAGTGGTAAACCGTCTAGCAAAACTGGCGAACGATACCTCCCGGAGGCGGCAATTAAGTCTCTTACACCTTCAGAATACGCTGCAACGACAAAGGCAAAACGAGCTGGAAAAAGCGCAGGTAAGCAGTTTGTTAAACAACCGGCAAAAATTGCCGCTAAGACTGCGAGATTTAGATGACCACTAGCGGTTCAACCGACTTTAATCTTGAGTTTACGGATATAGCCGAGGAAGCCTTTGAGAGGGCTGGTCGGGAGATGCGCTCGGGTTACGACTTGCGTACTGCACGTCGTTCGATGAACCTGCTAACCATTGAGTGGGCAAATCGTGGCATCAATATGTGGACGATTGAGCAGGGCACGAAGAATTTGGTACAGGGCACTGCGACGTACGATTTACCGAACGACACCATTGACTTGCTTGAGCACGTTATAAGAACGGGAGCCGGTAATGCCTCTACGCAAGCTGACCTCACACTTACCCGGATTAGTGTATCCACCTACGCCACAATCCCAAACAAACTTTCTCAAGCACGACCGATACAGATTTACATCAGCAGGAACTCTGGAGCGACCTACCCCGCCACCAGCAGCTATTCTCCATCTGCAACAGCCTACCCCCAATTCACAGTTTGGCCCGTACCTGACCAAGGTACCGAAGCCGCGCCCTATTATCAAGTAGTCTACTGGCGAATGCGCCGCGTTCAGAACGCTGGCGATGGGATTCAAACTCAAGATATGCCGTTTAGATTTCTGCCTTGCATCACAGCAGGATTGGCGTATTACATCGCGCAGAAGATTCCTGAAGGGTTAGAGCGGCTTCAGATGCTTAAGGCTGCTTACGAAGAGCAGTGGAATTTTGCTGCTGGTGAAGATCGTGAAAAGGCAGCAGTTCGGTTTGTGCCTCGTAGGATGTATTTGGGTAACACCGGGAGCTTCTAATGCCCAATCAGTTTGCAGCGGGTAAATATGCCATCGCGCAATGCGATAGGTGTAACTTTCGCTTTAAACTGAAACAACTTAAATCCCTCGTCATCAAAACCAAGAACGTCAATATTCTTGTCTGTCCTGAGTGTTGGGAACCAGATCAGCCGCAATTGCAGCTTGGTATGTATCCGGTTTATGACCCACAAGCTATCCGTAATCCCAGAGTTGATTCCAACTCGTATTATCAATCGGGTGTTAATGGGTTAAGAATTGAGCCTGTCAATAACGACTCAAGCCAAGACGAGAATGGGGTTCCATTAGGTGGCAGTCGAGTTATACAATGGGGCTGGTATCCTGTTGGTGGGGCGCGGTGGTTTGATACAGGGCTTACGCCAAATGATTTGATTGGAGTTGGGGCTGTTAATTCAGTTACCGTTTCTTAGGAGTCCATAATGGATAAGAAAGATTTAGCGCAAGACAAAAAGATGATTGCTGGTGCAGTGCACAAGCATGAGAAAGCCAAGCATAAAGGTGCCCCACTGACTAAACTCAAGAAGGGTGGTCCGACGGGTATGGACATGCGGAAGATGGGTCGAAATATGGCTCGCGCCCGTAATCAGGGGATGCGGTAATGGCTAGCTACAGCATGAAAAAAGGCGGTAAAGAAGTTGGCCCTGCGTCAACTTACGCTGAGCCTCACACGATGAAAGGCAAGAAGACCAAGGTTGAAGCTAACCCTGGTTCTGGCCCTGATCGTAGTGCAGTTGATACCGTTGACATGACGATTGGCAATAAAACCAAACGAGTCAACAACGAGGTGAAAACTTCGGGTATTAAGATGCGTGGTGCGGGTGCTGCCACTAAAGGTGTTATGAGCCGGGGTCCAATGGCGTGAACTACGCTGAGTTAAAAACTGCGATCCGAGGGTACGTCGAAAACGACTTCCCGACGATAAACATGACAGACTCCGGCACGGTGTGGAGTTCTGACGATCAGCTTGCTACGTTTGTCCAGCAGGCCGAGCAGCGCATTTATAACTCAGTGCAGTTCCCATCGTTAAGAAAGAATGTATTGGGCGGTACTTCTGCCAATAACCCCTATTTAACTTGCCCTGATGACTTTCTTGCGCCTTATAGCTTGGCGGTTATCGATACTGATGGGCGGTATCACTACTTACTTAACAAAGACGTTAACTTTATTCGTGAAGCCTACCCTATACCCACAGGGTCGGGAAATACAGGACGCCCACGGCATTACGCTATTTTTGGTCCCTATGTCGTTAGCCAGACGGTTACAAACGAATTAAGTTTTATTCTTGGGCCAACACCTGATGCAAGCTACAACGTCGAGCTTCATTATTATTACTACCCAGAATCTATTGTGACGGCGGGTACGACGTGGCTTAGCGAAAACTTTGATACGGCATTGTTATATGGTGCCCTGCGTGAGGGGTATTTCTTCATTAAAGCCGAGACAGAAATTACAAATATTTTGCAGTCAAAGTACGATGAAGCTATGACGCTTGCTAAACGCCTTGGTGATGGTATGGATCGTCAGGACGCCTACAGGTCTGGTCAAGTTCGGTATCCAGTGAGATAGTATGGCAATCGTTCAGACCATGTGCACAAGTTTTAAGGCTGAAGTTGCCCAAGGACTGCACAACTTTACAAGGAGTACGGGGGATGTTTTTAAACTCGCCTTGTACGTCGCAACTGCCACCCTCGGAGCGGACACCACCGTCTATACAACATCAAATGAGGCGAGTGGAACCAATTACACCGCTGGTGGGATTGCACTTACAAACATCACGCCTCTTGCAGCCAACGGCACAGGTTATTGGTCGTTTGACGACGCAACCTTTTCAAACGTTACTCTTACGTGCGCTGGGGCATTGATTTATAATTCAACTAATGGTAATCGTGCAGTTTGTGTTTTAAACTTCGGGCAGACAATAACCAAAACTGCCTCTAACCTTGTAGTTACTTTTCCGCCGATGGGCGCAACCGACTCTGTATTAAGGATTTCATAATGGAACAAGCTAAAGCTAATGATGTCGCCGCAAGTGGGTTGATTGCTCGCCCTGCTTCGTCGGAAGGTGCCCGCGCTATGGGTAAATTTACGTTTGAGTGCTATGACAAAGATGGCAAGCTCAAGTGGACGGCTGAGTCCAAGAATCTCGTAGTTAACGTCGGTCTTCAGTATATGGCTGGCACTGCGCTTGATGGGTCTACTTCGCGTATCACCGCTTGGTATATTGGGTTGTATGGTGCAGGGGCTTCTAACACGCCAGCAGCTTCCGATACGCTAGCTTCACATGCGGGCTGGACTGAGATCAACCCCTATACCGGTAACCGCCCCGCCGCTACGTTTGCTGCGGCTACCACAGCTAACCCCTCGGTTGTTACGAACTCAGCAAGTAAAGCTTCGTATAGCATTACAAGTTCGGCTACGGTTGGTGGTGCGTTCTTAGCAAGTGCTGCTTCGGGTACATCGGGCACGTTGTTCTCTGCATCTGACTTCACTGGCGGTGATCGCTCGGTCGTTAACGGCGATACCTTGCAAGTAACCTACACCTTCAGCTTGTCAGCATGATATGGCTTTTGTCGTCGCAGATCGTGTACAGGAAACCACGACCAGCACTGGCACGGGGACAATAACCCTAGCTGGTGCTGCAACTGGGTTTCAATCGTTTTCCGCCATCGGGGACGGGAACACTACTTTTTACACTATCGCAGACCAATCCGGTTCCAACTGGGAAGTTGGGATAGGGACGTACACAGCCTCTGGTACCACGCTCAGTAGGACGACGGTACTATCATCGAGTAACTCGGGCAGCTTGGTTAACTTCGGTGCCGGAACTAAAAACGTCTTTGTAACTTACCCCGCTGGGCGTTCGGCTTACGGGCTAACGGCTGGGGCGAACATTACGCTGACCCCCGGCAATGGCACAACGACTATATCTGCTGCGGCGGCAGGATCTGCCACGATCCTTGAGTCAAAACAAACCATATCAAGTAACTACACACTGACGGCTGGGTATAACGGTATATCGGTTGGTCCGGTAACGATTGCTTCGGGGTATGCGGTAACTATCCCTTCGGGGGCTAAGTGGCTTGTTGTGAACTCTTCTCCCGGAGCACTGCCTGTAGCTAGCGGCGGCGGGATCATGCCAGCAATGATTTGGGGATAAAACATGGCAGCACCGAATTTAGTATCACCGACCACGATAAATGGTAAGACTGTGACGGTGGATTTGAGTACAACCTCGGCCACTTCGATTCTTAGTAACGCTGCATCATCGGGCAAGGTGTTAAAGATTAATGCGCTTTATGTAGCCAACGTGGATGGAACGAGTAACGCTGAAATCACAATTAATTATTACTCGGCTGCGGCTTTGGGTGGTACGGCGACACCCATTGCTTCTACGGTTACAGTGCCAGCAGACGCTACGCTGGTTGTGATTGATAAAGACGCTTATGTTTATCTTGAGGAAAATACGTCACTAGGTGCTACGGCTGGCACAGCAAGCGATTTAAAGATTGTTTGCAGCTACGAAGATATTAGCTAGGAGTTGCTATGCCACGAGGTAACGGCGGGGTCATAGGCCCAGCAAATATCCCAACAACGTCATCAGCTAAAGGTGTCTGGTCGCTTATGGAGCAATTTATTGCTCAGCGCCAGGGCATCTGGCCTTTCACAGGTTTCACCGTCGTCCAAACCTTTACCGCTACGTCTACTTGGACTTGCCCTACTGGTGTTACAGAGGTTGAGTATTTGGTTGTGGCTGGTGGGGGTAGCGGCGGTCGATACACAAGTGGCGGAGGCAATGGTGGCGGAGGTGCCGGCGGGTTTAGAACTGGTACAGGTTTGGCTGTTACAGCGGGTTCTGATTACACAATTACAGTTGGTGCTGGCGGTGTAGCACCAACTTCTAGCGCAAGAGGAAATAGCGGCGGCGTTTCTTCAATTGCTGGGCCTTCACCATTTTCTACTATTGAATCAGCGGGTGGAGGTGGAGGTGGTGCAAGAGATACTAATATTAACGGCGCAAACGGCGGTTCTGGAGGAGGGGCTGCTGCCGCTTTAAGTGGATCAGCAACAGGCGGGACAGGAAACACCCCATCGGTATCACCATCACAAGGCTCAAACGGAGGTTCCGATTCTGGCCCAGACGCCGCTCCTTTTACTGCCGCAGGAGGTGGAGGGGCTGGCGGAGCTGGTACAAACGCTAGATCAACTGGTAATGGAGGAACAGGCTCGCCAAGTAGTATTAGCGGCTCAACTCTGTCTTATGCAGGCGGTGGAGGCGGTGGGTCATTAACAGGAACAGGCGGAACAGGCGGTTCTAGTGTGGGTGGAAATGGCGGCTCTGGTAGTACAAGCGCAACATCTGGCACGGCAAACCGTGGTGGCGGTGGTGGCGGTTCTGGCAACGGCTCTACTGGAAGTGCGGCAGGTTCAGGCGGCTCCGGCATTGTTATCCTCAAGTACACCGTACCATCACAAACGGTATTTACGTTCAAAGGCACTACTACTTGGAAATGCCCGACAGGTGTTACTAGCGTTGACTATCTTGTAGTTGCGGGTGGTGGTGGTGGTGGTGGCCGTGTTGGTGCTGGTGGCGGCGCTGGAGGATTTAGAACTGGTACAGGTTTAACTGTTACACAAAATCAAAATTATACAATTACCGTAGGAGCGGCCGGCACTGCTGGAGGTTCTGCATTAGCTGGCGGTAAAGGGGGTGATTCTTCTATAGCGGGTTCTCCGATTGTAGAAAGCCCATCTGGGGCTGGAGCTAATACGTTCAAAGCGTATGGCGGTGGTGGTGGTGGCTCAAACCCAGCTTCTAACGCAACATCAGGGGGTTCTGGTGGCGGTGGTTATGGTGGGAGTGGAGCGGCTGGAGCTGGAAACACGCCATCAACTTCTCCAAGTCAGGGTAATTCAGGAGGAAGCGGAGTTTCGGGTGCGCCTAATTATGGCGCTGGGGGTGGTGGTGGTGCTGGTGCAATAGTTACTCCGGCTCCTGCTGCTCCTTCCGCTGCTGGAGGTATTGGAGGTAATGGAACAGGCACATCGGGTGGTAATGGAGGTAACGGCGCAGCATCTTCTATTACTGGAACGTCCGTAACTTACGCTGGTGGCGGTGGTGGATCATTGTTGTTAACAGCCACCGCAGGAACTGGAGGAACAGGTGGTGGAGGCGCAGGAGGAAATGGCACTGATGGAACAGCAGGAACCATAAATACCGGTGGCGGTGGTGGCGGTGGTGGTGAAAATCCCCCTGGAACTTTCAAATCTGGCGGCGCAGGCGGCTCCGGTATCGTAATCATCAAAATCAATCAATAACATGACTACAAAAGTTTACAAATTTCTAGGCATTGATACAGCTATGCACTTGCTTCGTCCAGGTGCTAAATGGGAAATCAGTAACAACGTCTTTACTCGGTGGGATGATCCACGGCCATGCCCTTCCATTGAAGAAGTGTATTGGGTCATTGACAAGATCAAAGAGTTTGAGGACAGCATCCCAACGATTTACACCGATGAACAACTGAAAGAGATGGGCATAGCAAAAGAGGAATTTGAACGTGCAGTTGCATAACTTATTTCCCATCCCTGTAGGCTTTACAGAGCTTGGTAGACCTCTGAGCGATGAGGAGTTGTTCTTCATCCGTGAGCTTCAGACAAGACCCAACATGGGTAACACCACGTCTACCAACAACTTTGTGCTGCGTGATCCTGCGCTAACGTCGCTGCGTTCGTTCATAGAAGATGCGGTGTCGGATTACTTCAAAAGTACAGTCAATCCCAAGCACAACGTCAGCCTACGAGTGACCCAAAGCTGGTGTAATTACTCGGAACCTGGGCAATACCATCACAAACACGCACATCCCAACAGTTACATCTCAGGCGTGTTCTATGTGCAGACAAACGCTGATGACAAGATTTTCTTTTACAAGGATGGCTGGCAACAAATCAAGTTCCCACCGTCAGAGTGGAACGCATACAACTCTGAGTCTTGGTGGTTTGAGGCTTATGCAGGAAGATTGATTTTGTTTCCATCGTCACTGACGCACATGGTTCCTGAAGTCAAAGGCGATGACACTCGGATTTCACTATCGTTTAATACCTTCCCAGTCGGTGTCGTCGGGGAAGAGATGGACTTAACTGGATTAAAGCTGGAGGCGTAATGGCTCACTTTGCCCGTATTGATGAAAATGGTGTGGTGCAACAAGTTGTCGTGGTTGACAACAAAGACACCTCTGATGCTTCCGGTGTTGAAAAAGAGCATATTGGCGCAGCGCATCTTGAGAAGATTCTTGGCGGCACTTGGAAGCAGACCTCCTACAACGGCAACATGCGTAAAAACTACGCAGGGATTGGCTACACATACAGATCGGACATTGATGCCTTCGTGCCACCACAGCCTTTTACCAGTTGGATTTTGAACAACGACACGGCACAATGGGAACCACCCACACCCATGCCGACAGATGGAAAGATGTATAGCTGGGATGAAGCAACAACCTCTTGGAGGGAAGTATGAGTTCAATTGCAGTCACGGGTAATGCAAGCGGTACGGGAACAACTACGCTTCAATCCGCCAATACAAACAGTAGCGTAACGGCTTCACTTCCTGATTTATCCAGCAATTTTTCGCTTGGGTTTTTAAATGTGCCGGTTAGTTCGACCACGACGACATTAGCTACTTCTGATGTTGGGAAGGTTATTTCGTTATCCGCAGGGATAACAATTCCAGATGCAACGTTTTCGGCGGGCGATGTGGTTTCGCTTTATAACAATACGTCCGGTTCTTTGACGGTTACCTGCACGATTACGACGGCTTATATTGCAGGCACAAATACAGATGTCGCCTCAGTATCGTTAGCAACCCGAGGTGTAGCTACAGTGTTATTTATTAGCGGTACGGTGTGCGTCATCACAGGTAATGTGAGCTAATTATGGCTGGTATTTTTGGGTTATTACTAAGCGGCGCTGTTCGTGTAGTAGACCAATTTTATGAGTATGTAACGCTACTGCTTCCCGGCAACGGTACGAATGGCGCACAGAACAATTTGTTCTTAGATAGTGGTACGGCTGGTGATGCGGTATTTACGGCTAGCATTTCTGGCACAACCATGACGGTTAGCGCAGTAACGTCAGGAACCATTTACGTTGGATGTTTGATTACCGGCACAGGTGTAACAGCTAACACAACCATTACTGCACAAACAGGCGGCACAACCGGTGGTGCAGGAACTTACACAGTTAGCCAGTCTCAAACGGTCTCTAGCACAACCATCACATCCGATGGCTTCCCAATCACCCGCAACGGCAACACGACACAGGGTACGTTTAGCCCGTTCTCACAGACTGGGTGGGGGAATTTATTCGTTAGCGCAAGCAGTCAATACCTTAGTTTATCTTCTAGCTCTTTTGCGGTTGGTACAGGAGCTTTTACTATTGAAGGATGGGTATATCTAAATTCATACACCTACGGCAGCGTCTTTTCGACTTGGAATGCTGCAAATACTGGGGTCGGTATGATGCTTGGGTTTGATAACACAGGCAAAATTCAGTTTTCAATAGGAAATGCTTCAGGGTCTGCTGATACCACTATTGTTACAGCAAGTTCTATATCACTAAATACTTGGGTATTTCTTCAAGCAACAAAAGCCGCCGGTTCTGGCGGTGCTATGACTATTTATATAAACGGAACTTCGTCAGCAACAACAACAACAACAAGATCCGTAGACCGATCAGCAGCAGTTATTGGAAGATACTACCAGGACACTGCTGGCAACCAAATTAACGGTTACCTTTCAAATGTACGGGTTTCAAATACTGTTAGATCATCAACAGTGCCAACGGCTCCGTTTACAAATGACGCAAATACTTTATTGCTAACGTGCCAGTCAAACAGGTTTTTAGATGTTAGTTCAACACCAATAACCATCACCCCTAACGGTTCACCAACCGTAGTCGCCTTCTCCCCATTCAACCCCACTGCATCGTGGTCTGCTGCGACTAATGGTGGGTCAGGGTATTTTGATGGGAATGGGGATTATTTGACTGCGGCAAGCAATGCTGCTTTTGCTTTTGGAACAGGGGTTTTTACAATTGAGGCTTGGGTTTATCTCACTTCAACTGCTGGAGCAAATATTTTTCAAGATGAGACAACAAATTCATATCAATTTTATGTAAACACATCTAGTAAATTAGAGTTTACAGTCTCAGGGGTAGCGGTTATAGCAACATCATCCGCTTCAATAGTTGCAAACCAATGGAATCACGTTGCTGTTGTTCGTGAAGGTACAGGATCAAATCAAGTTAAATTATATATCAATGGCGGGCAGGATGGATCAGGAACATCTGCTACATCAATTGTTAATAGCGCAACAAATTACATAGGAAGAACAGGAACAGGAACAAGACAGCTTAATGGATATTTATCCGATCTTCGCATTGTCAAAGGCACTGCCGTCTACACAGGAAACTTTACCCCACCTACCGCACCACTCACTGCCATCACCAACACATCCCTACTACTCAACTTCACCAACGGTGGTATTTACGATGCTACTAGCAAGAATGATCTGGAGACGGTGGGGTCGGCGCAGATAAGTACAGCAATCTCTGCTAAGTGGGGAAGCGGGAGTATTTATTTAAGCGGGGACGGTCACTATTTAACAAGCAGAGGTTCGCCTGTTTTTAGTCTAAATGGTGACTTTACGATGGAAGCGTGGGTTTATCCAATTGACGCAGGAAGAAGCGCTGACGCTCAAAAATACGGAACTATTTTGTCTTGTGGGGTTCCTGGAACGTCTAATCCAGAATTTTCTTGGTTTATTAGAATAGTTGGTGGAGTTATAACTGAATATTTTATAAATTTGAACAGTACAATTGTTTTGCAAGTTACGGGTTTATCAGTATCTTTGAATGCTTGGCATTATTTTGCGGTCACAAGAAGCGGCACATCAACAGGAAACGTCAAGCTCTATATTGATGGCACTTTAGTCGGAACAAGTTCTTCAGCGAGCACTCAAAACCCAACATTTACATCTTCACAAAATCTTTTGGTTGGACGTAACGCATCATCAACTTCATATCAAAATTGGCTTAGTGGTTACTTCCAAGACGTTAGAGTTACACCTGGGTACGTACGCACAGTAACAACAACCCCAACAGCAGCCTTCCCAACCCTATAGAGGTAGACCATGCAATACTGGACAAAGAACGGGTCTATCCCAAGCACTGAAACAGATGGTACTGAAGGCTGGCAACAGGCTCCTTCGCCTCCGGTAGACATCCCTGATGGTAAAGAGCTAGTATGGCTAAACTGGGAATGGATCGTAAGAGACCCTAAGCCACAAGACAGGGCAGGATGGCAGTGGAACTGGCAGCACGAAGGCAAGACTTGGGTAGAGAGTGCTTGGCAAACATCGCCTTCAGAAGCAATACCCATTACAATCCCAGAAGTCCTAACCACATCCCAAGTTTCTAATCTCACCACGGCACAGCTCATATAAGGCAACAATGTGTTCGGCTTTGACCCATTCTCAGCTTCGCCGTTTTCGGCGATTAGTGGTACGACAGGGCCGATTGATGCGGTAATTCAAGAGTCGGCCAATGCTGCCGATACGCTAAATACACTTCTCGATGCACAAGCAGCCTTAGCAGAAACAGCTACAGGCTCAGACACAATCCAAGGCGCTAATGTTATTGACGTATCCGTTTCGGAATCTGCGTCAGGGTCTGATGCGTCCGAGGGGTCTGATTTTGTTGTTAGCTACCTTGTGGTCGGTGGCGGCGGTGCATCTACGGGCAGATCTCAACCTTCAGGCGGCACTGCTGGTGGTGGGGGCGGGGGTGTCGTTGAAGCCCTCAATCAACCATTTAGTTTAGCCACTACTTACACACTTACAGTCGGCCTTGGCGGAACAGGTGGGACAGCCCAATCAGGAACCCCTTATACAACCAACAACGGTACGAATGGCGGCAACTCCGTTTTTTCAAGTATCACCGCATATGGCGGCGGTTATGGTGGCGGGGCAAATGCCCCATCTTCTATCAACGGTAATAACGGTGGTTCTGGCGGGGGCGGCTGCGCTCAAGGTGGTGTTGTAGGTTCTGGTGGTACGGGTTCTCAAGGCGGTAACGGCGGCGATGGTAGATGGAGTACGTACCCGTATGGTGGCGGTGGGGGCGGTGCTGGGGGTAACGGGGTAACAGCCAACTCATCAACTGCTGCAAACGGTGGTCCAGGGTATTTGTCGGCAATTACAGGCAACTACTACGCTGGCGGCGGCGGGGGCAAAGGCGGTTCTACATCAGCACTTAATGGCGCTGGCGGTATAGGTGGCGGTGGCGCAGTTGGCGTTGCTGGAACAAATGGGTTAGGCGGTGGTGGTGGCGGTGTAATCGGCGTTAGCGGTACGTCAGTTGGTAATAACGGCGGTTCGGGTGTTGTTGTCCTCAAGATCAAAGATACGTATACGGCATCGTTTTCAGGCGGTGTTACATATTCCCAAAGCACAGCCGGTGGCTTCACGACTTACACCATCACAGTTGCTAACTCCAGCCAGACAGTAACTTTTAACCCCACGGGTATAACAGGCGAAGTATCGGAAACAGCTACTGCGTCAGACAGCATATCAACGCTGGCTACACAAAATGTTGAAGAAGCTGAGACTGCAACCGCTACTGACGCAATAGCAACCACGCTAACCGCTGAAGTCAGTGCAGCAGAAACAGCGACGGCATCTGACGCTGTATTAAGTGGGATCACGGTTGATTCTTCTATTGCAGAAGCCGCAATTGCGTCTGACGTTATTGACGCAACGATTGCTTACCAAGGGGCGGTTACTGAAAGCGCCACAGCTTCTGATACTGTTGATAGTGAGCAACTTAAAGTTGGTGTTATAGCCGAGTCAGCTACTGGTAGTGACGTCGTTGCCTCAGAACAAACGTTTACAGCGCAAATATCAGAATCAGTCTCGGGCAGTGATGTTGTAGCGAGCGGAGGTACAGTTGAAGGTGCCGTAAGTGAGACAGCTACCGCCTCAGACAATATTGTTGCTGGGGATGTATTTGATGATGCCATAGTAGAAAGTGCCACAGGTACAGACTCAATCACAAGCGCCCGTATTTTACAAAGCGTTATTTCTGAGTCAGCTACAGGTACAGATACCGGAGCAAGTGAACAAACCTTAGCTGCAAACGTTACTGAAACAGCCGCAGGTACAGATGCAAGCGCAACTATATTTAGTGGTACAAGCGCAATTAGCGAAACGGCTACGGGAGCTGATGCGGTTGCTCCTGCTCAAACCTTTGAGAGCGACATCGCTGAGTCTGCAACGGGATCTGACACGACGGCTGCTGGTTTCTTATACGATAGAGCTGTTGCAGAGACTGCGACGGGCACAGACACCATTGATGTGCTGCAACTTATTGGCGGCATCATTGCGGAAGCTGCTGCGGCAGTGGATAATATCGAGACTCGCGCTGATTTTGTTGATTCAGTTTCAGAATCTGCACAAGGCGCGGACACAGCGCAGGCTGGTGGGGAGTTTAACGTCTCTGTTTCCGAGACCGCTTCCCTTACAGATGAAGCGTTTAGTCGGTTCTTGTGGGAGCTGATTGATGATTCTCAAGTTGCAAACTGGCAAGAAATTAACACGAATCAAACGTCCAACTGGCAACCCGTCAGTATGTCATGAGGTAGACCATGCCTATCACAAGAACTTCGCTACTTGATTTACCCATTATCGAAACCGACACTGAAGTCGGTTCGTGGGGTAACGCCATTAATAACGGTTTGACGCAATATATTGATATTGCGGTTGCGGGGATTACTAACCTGACGGGTTCAAACTTTTCAGGTTCGCCAAACTACGACCTGACATTATCCCTAACTGAAGGGGATGCAAGCGCAACCAACATTGTTTATAACAGCGCTCAATACTCCACAATCAGGGTATCAAGCCTTAACGCTAACTCAACCATCATAGCCCCTGCGTCATCACGCTCCTATAAAGTTATTAACGCAGACTCAACTTACACGTTAACAGTTAAAGCTACAGGTCAGACAGGCGTAACAATTAACCCCGGTGCCTCACTCGTTGCTGTGTTTAATGGCACGGATTATGTGGGTCTTGGTGTACAGGCTGCTGCCACACTCACGGCAGGGCAGCTCATTAAAGGTGCGGGTTCTACCGTTGTTACCCCTGCCACTCCCGGAACCGATTACGTAGCTCCCGGTACAGCCACAACATTTACGGCGCTTCAAACGTTTTTTGGTACTTCGGCAAACCTCGCTCAAGTGCTTGCAAATTCGTCAGAAGTTGTGACGGTCAATGCTACGGTGGTACCGGCAACTGTTAATTATGATGTGACAACGCAGTCCGTTATTTATTACACCGGCGGTGCTGGTGGTTCTAATTGGACCGTTAACTTCAGAGCTTCGTCGGGCACAACGCTTAATACGGCTTTGGCTACGGGGCGCAGTGTGACCGTGGCGTTGATGGCTACACAGAACGCAACACCTTACTACAACAACGTTATTCAAGTTGATGGGAATACCATCACTCCAAAGTATCAAGGCGGTATTGCTTGGACCGGAGGTAATGCTTCGGGTATTGACGTTTACGTATATACGATTATTAAAACCGCATCGGCTACATTTACGGTGCTAGCTTCTCAAACTAAATTTACCTGAGATTGATATGCCGGTTATTCAACGTTTAGCTGCTGGAGGTGCTCGGGGTTTTGGTTTTGGTGTAGGCGGCGTCGTTTACTCTGGACTTATTGTTGAGGCTGCTACAGGCGTTGACGCTATAACTAATTTACGTACACAAGAAAGTATTATTACAGAAACCGCTACAGGTGCGGATAGTCTTAATGGTGGGGTGTTATTAACTAGTGCGGTTAACGAAACTTCTAGTGGCGTAGACGCTGTTTCTAATATTTTAATTTATGGTTCCAGCATAAACGAAACTTCTTCCGCTTCAGATGCAATTGATGGTGAAGGCGGAGCCCCTGCGATTGGTACGTTTATTTACGGTGGGTATTACGCCGGGATGATTGACTATAGTGGTACAGGTGCCGGACCTTTCTATTATTTAATTGTTGCGCCAAAATCTACGCAGACTTCACAAGATTACAAAACAACCGATACAGCTACAGGTGGCGCTAATTCACTGGTGGATGGTGCGGCTAACACTTCTTACTTGGTGGGGGTAAGTCCAACAACATATCCCGCCGCTGGTTATTGTGATGGGCTAACTACAAACGGGTACACCGATTGGTATTTACCTGCTTATTATGAATTAGAAATTTGTTACTACAACCTCAAACCCACAACTACATCTAACAATACGGGGTCTGGCACAACTAATCCTTACGCAGTCCCTGCACGAAGCTCGCCCTATACAACTTCTTCCCCAGCACAGACTTCAGTTGCGTTATTTAAATCGGGTGGGTCAGAAGCGTTCCCCGCTAGTGCTCATTGGACATCGACTAATCAAGCAACCGCTTACGCATGGACAAAGAATTTTTCTAATGGGGCTGTTTTAGCTACAAATAAAAGCTACTCAAATTATGTTCGTGCTATTAGAAAGGTGGCGGTGGTGTAATGGATGACAAAACCCACGAGTTAGCAGTCTTAAAAGCGCAGGCTAAGATCCGACTTGAAGAGCTTAAAGCACAAGACTCGGCCAAAGAAGTAGCAGGGAAAGCCATTGGCGAAGATGGCTTACTGTATATCTTCCTAATCGTGATCGTAGGTGTTGGTGCATCTCTTTTCCTTGAGGGCGAAAAGATCGCCGCTGTTATGGGTTTGCTTGGCGCTTCACTTACTGCGCTGATTCAAATGCTTAACGGTATTGCAGGCACTGCGCCTAAGCAGGAAAAGCCAGAGTTTGAGGTAATTAAAGATCTGATTCACCGTCTTGACAAGTTGGACCGTGCCGAGCAACCCATGCAGGTTGATGTTGAAGGCTCCAAGGTAACCGTTAAGAAGGGTGCCGACATCGTAACGACCAAGGGGTAATCATGCTTTCACTCCTCTCAACACTTGGTGGGCTGTTAATCTCAGGCTTACCCAAACTGCTTGATTACTTTCAAAACAAAGCCGATCAAGCCCATGAGCTTGAACTTGCAAGGATGCAGTCAGAGCGCGAACTAGCCTTAGCCAAAGAAGGTTTTATTGCCCAACAACGCGTCGAAGAAATTCGCACTGATCAGATTGCCATGCAGACAGATGCTCAAATGACTGTAGCGGCGTTGGACCATGACAAGCAGATCATTGAGAAGTCTAGCAAGTGGGTGGTGAATTACATTGGGACGGTACGGCCTAACGTCACTTACTTGCTCATCTTAGAACTCATTGCAATCAACGCCGTGCTTGCTTATTACGTCTGGCAGCACCCGCATCTTGTGCAAAACATTGATGACTTGATTCGGGTCAGTACGATCATCTTTTCCGATGATGAAATGGCGATGCTTGGCGGCATCATTGGTTTTTGGTTCGGATCGCGTAGTTGGCAGAAGAAATGAAAACAGGACAAGCTGGTATAGACTTGATGCACAGTTTTGAAGGTAAGAGCCTCAAGCCCTACTTATGCCCTGCTCATATTTGGACGATCGGATACGGCCATGTTTTGTATCAAGAACAGATTAAGTTACCCGTATTGAGGAAAGATGGCTATACCGGCATCCTTCGCAAGGACTACCCGCTTGCAGCCCAAGATAATCGTGCTTGGACGCAGGAGGAGATTGATCGCCTTTTTGAGGATGATCTCGTCCGTTTTGAACGCGCTGTTTTGCGAATGTCTCCTAATCTTGTTGGCCGTCAGTCAAGCTTCGACGCTGTGGTCAGTTTTGCGTTCAACGCTGGACCTGGGCGTTATCAGAGTTCTACGATAAGAATGAAGAACAACCGTGCCGACTATGAAGGTGCAGCAGAAGCGTTTATGATGTGGACTATGGGCGGGGGTAAAGTGTTACCGGGATTGGTGCGCCGCCGCAAAGCTGAAAAAGCGTTGTACCTACGGGGTGCATGATGCCACTCAAAAAGATACTTTTTAAGCCCGGAACAAACCAAGAAAATACTCGGTATACCAATGAAAACGGTTGGTATATCAGTGAAAAGGTTCGGTTTCGTCAGGGTACGCCTGAGAAAATTGGTGGGTGGCAGCGTATCTCCCCATACACATTTCAGGGGGTGTGCCGGTTTCTTTGGAATTGGGTGACGCTCAGCTTTGATAACTTGCTTGCTGTCGGCACAAATCTTAAGTTTTATATTGAGCGTGGGGGGATCTACAATGACATTACCCCCATACGAGAAACCGCAACCCTAACAAACCCTTTTACGACGACAAGTGGTTCAGCCGTTGTGACAGTAACCGATGCTTCTCATGGGGGTGCTACCGGAGATTTTGTAACTTTCAGCGGGGCTTCAGCAGTTGGAGGGTTAACGCTTAACGGCAACTACCAGATCACAGTAACAGGCACTAACACTTACACCATCACAGCCGCATCAAATGCTTCAAGCACCGCTACCGGTGGGGGTACAGTAACTGCTAAATATGAGATTGACGCTGGCCCTGCCATTCAAGGCGCTGTTATTGGATGGGGTTCTGGTGGTTGGGGTATGGGCGGCTGGGGTACGGGTGTTGCCGGTACTGAGCGGTTGCGGTTGTGGGATGCCCAGAACTGGGGTGAAGATTTAGTTTTTGGGTATCGGGGCGGACCTCTCTATTACTGGGATGCGACCAATGGTGTTACTACTCGTGGCGTTGCTCTTAATTCGATTGGTGGGAATGTAAGTTTTACGTCAGCTTCCCCCACTGTTGTTACGTTTGCTTCGGTTCTATTGTCCGAGGGCACTGCGGTTAAATTCAACACTACAGGCACAATGCCTTCTGGGGTCACTGCGGGTACAACGTATTACTTGCGAAATGTGGATGGGGTCACAGCAAACATATCGGCTTCTCCTACTGGGGCGCTGGTTAACGCCGCATCTACTGGGTCGGATGTGTATGTTTCTGAACTTGTCGATGTGCCATCAAAACAAAATGGCATGATTGTTTCGGATACGTCTCGGTTTCTTCTACTCTTTGGTACGACAGCTTATGGTAGTGCAGTGCTCGACCCGATGCTGATCCGTTGGGGTAATCAAGAGTCGGTTACTGATTTTGTCCCTGCCCCCACAAACCAAGCAGGTAGTTTGCGCCTATCCCACGGTTCACAAATTATTTCTGAGCTTCAAACACGACAAGAAGTTTTGGTGTGGACTGATTCGGCGTTGTACTCCTTGCAGTACCTCGGCCCTCCGTTTGTATGGGGATCTCAGTTACTTGGTGACAACATATCTATCGTCGGGCCAAACGCTACGGCTGTTGCTTCGGGTGTGGTGTATTGGATGGGGGTTGATAAGTTTTATACCTATAACGGGCGGGTGCAGACGCTTCGCTGTGATCTAAGGCGGTATGTTTTTTCCGACATTAACGTCTCGCAGCTTGATCAGATCTTTGCCGGAACAAACGAAGGCTTTAACGAAGTCTGGTGGTTTTACTGTTCTACCAATTCCACGGTAGTTGATAAGTACGTTGTGTACAACTACGCAGAAGATATTTGGTATTACGGCACGATGGGGCGCACGGCTTGGCTTGACTCGGGACTACGCAACTACCCTGAAGCAGCTACGTACAACTACAACGTTGTTGATCATGAATACGGGGTGGACGATAACGCCACAGGTACAGCCACCGCAATTGAAGCCTACATCGAGTCGGCTGAGTTTGATATTGACGATGGGCAGAACTTTGGGTTTGTATGGCGTATGGTGCCGGATCTGACATTTCAAGGATCTACAAGCCAAAGCCCGCAAGTCACTATGACGCTTTATGGTATGAATGGTTCCGGGTCTGGATTTAACACCGAAGCCGCCAAAGCTGTTGCTCGTACTTCTACAGTGACGATTGAGCAGTTCACCAACATTATTTATACCCGTATCCGTGGACGACAGATGATTATGCGGGTTGGCTCTGATGGGCTGGGTACAACGTGGCAGCTTGGTGCACCACGGATTGATATTAAACAGGATGGTCAGCGGTGAGTTTACTTAGGCAGCCCGCCCCACCTAGCCTACCTGCCGCAGGCGCTAGCTATGAACGCGCATACCATGACCAGTTCAACAATGTTTTACGCCTCTACTTCAACCAACTTAACAACAACGTTTCAGCACTACTAGGTACAGACGGGGGGCGGTATTTAAGTATTCCGTTTGGGGCGTGGTCTAGTGATTCGGATCAAGTTGCTGTTAGTACAACCGCCGCCTACGCCGTTACGTTTGATGTCGTTGATATTGCTGACAGTGTGACGCTTGTCGATAATTCAAAACTAACGGTGCGTTACTCTGGGGTTTACAACCTACAATTCAGTATCCAGTTTGCTAATACAGACTCCCAGATACATGACACTGATGTTTGGGCCGCAATAAACGGCACCAATGTCCCAAACACTAACTCTCGGTTTTCTGTCCCTAACAGTCATGGCGGAGTAGACGGGCATTTGATTGCGGCTTTGAATTTGTTTTTGCCTTTGTATTCGGGTGATTACGTCGAGCTGTACTGGCATACTGATAACACTTCAGTTAGTATTGAGCAGATTAACGCTGCTTCTTCCCCCACACGCCCTGCCACCCCCTCAGTTATAGCCACTATGGTGTTTGTCTCTGCGATACCGGATAGCACGACATGACCACTTCGACCCAAATCACACCCGAAGCAGCTCTGGCGAAGTTCAATGCGTTTGTGCAGTCGCAGCAAATGCAGGATTATTTATCCCAACGCCAACAGCAATATGGCACAACTCCCAAAGGCGCAGCTTCGGATAAGGGGTGGACCGCAGGTGAATCTTACGCCAACCCGTTTGCAGGGTTGAAGGAATTTGGTTCAGAGGAAAAACCCACATTAAATTGGAACGCAGCGCTTGGCGAAGCGGGTGAGTACGAGTCTGGAACTCAGACCCAACAGAAGTCAGCCTATGACATATTAAAAGGCGCTTTTAATACAGAAGATAATATCTTTGGACACAAGTCCACCTTCACTAAAGCCTACAGTACATCCGAGAAAGATGCTAAGGGCAATCCGATTGAGATTAAAAACCCAACGCTTGAAGATATTCAATCAGGCAAAGTTGCTTTTTTAGTAGGCGGTAAGACAGGTGGTGAAAGCCGCGAGCGTATGGCTCAGATGTATTTGCCTATGGGTGATAAACTTGTCCCTATCGGAGATCCCCAGTATTACAAAGGCGAGCATCCTGACGCTAAGAATGTAGCTAATGCCTTAAAGATTGCTTCGATTGCTTCACTGCCTTTTGGTGGGATTGGTGCGTTTCTTGGGCCTGTAACCGGCACGGTTGCTAGCGGTATCGCTTCGCTTGGACTTCCAGCTATGGCGGCAAATATCGGCGCTAATGCTTTGGTAAGCGGGGGGTTAAACGCTGGTATTGCAAAACTCGTAGACATGGATGCGGGTAAAGCATTTAAGTCTGGCGCTACATCCGGGGCTATTGGTGCGGGACTTGGCGAACTCGGTGCGGCTACTGGTTTGGATAAAGGGTTAGGTGCGCTGTACACCCCCGCTAAATCAATCGCTACTTCTGGGCTTACGTCTGCTGCGCTTGGTAGACCGTTTAACTTTTCCGAAGCTGCCAAGAATGCAGCCCTGTCTTATGGGTTACAGCAAGCTTTGGGTTCAACCGATTTAGCCCCCAAGCAGGGCGAAGCACTTAACAAATTCCTAGAGTTTCTGGGGAGGAAGCCGTAATGAGTAATGGATCATTGTTGGAGGGTATGGGGCTAACTTTTCCATCAACCCCCACCGATTTAGATACGGGTACTGATTTTTCCACGTCTCTATCTGAAGTTACAAACCCCATATACAGACAAACACCTGTATCTTATGGGTCTGACTCTGTGGTTGTTGCAGCGCAAAAAGAATTTGAAAAGTTGTTCCCTGAATGGGCGGCACCTTTAGCTGCGGCTTTAGCTGGTGCGGGTATTATTTCTTCTCTTGCAAGTTCTGGTCCCGCTAAAGTTGAAGTAACTGCACAAAAACCTGTTACTCCACCCCCCGCTGAACCTCCACCTACAACACCCACACCTCCGCCTGTTATACCCGCGCCTGTTTCTCCTTCTGTAGACCCCGCAGATCCGACAAAAGAAGTACCTAAACAAGAGCCCACCGCAGAGGAAAAAAGCCTTGCTGAAAAATTAGGTATCCCCGCTGCAACATTAGCTACATTACTCAAATACGGCCTTGGGGCGCTAGCTTCTTACTTATCCTATAAGTCTGCCAAGGATGCTCAGGAGCAAGCTAGAGGTGCGTCATTTGCTGCGGAGGGTCCGGTAACTTCAACACGTCGGGCGTATCAGGGTAGTACGTACAAACCTGCGGCACAAGGTGGGCTGATGTCACTTGCTGGGGGCGGAGAGATTTCTCAACCCTTTTACCTCGGCGGTCCTACGGATGGTATGGCAGATGAAGTCCCTGCACATATCGACAACAAGCGCCCTGCTGCATTAAGTGATGGTGAGTTTGTGATCCCGGCAGATGTTGTTAGTCATTTAGGCAATGGTAATTCCAATGCTGGTGCAAGTCGTTTATATGAAATGATGGATCGCGTGCGTGAAGCACGTACTGGTAACAGAAAGCAGGGTATTCAAATCAACCCTAACAAATTTATGCCGAGGTAATCATGGCTGTTGACATTGAAGCACTAAAAATAGCTGCCGCTGGTTCTGAAGGCGACAAGATTAAATGGTATGCCTCGCAGTTACGTGCAGGATACACCGACGCTCAAATACGTGATGCTGTTAATAGAGCGCTAGGCACCACTTACACTGGCGCGGAAGAAGATTGGAAATATCTTCAAGATAAAGCTGCTGAAGATGTTATTAAACAAGTTAGTACAGGGTCTGCAAAAGATAAGGCTACGGCGTACAACCAGCTCTATCAAGGTGCAGGGTTAAGTAACGACGCTATCCAGCAGAATATTATTGAGATTGCGGGAGAGCAAGATCCAGAAGATATTAGAGCGCTTCTTGGGATTGCTGGTGCTCAACGCGCAGCGCAATTACCAACTGGGGAAGCTAAAGCTGATTATGTAAAAGAGATGGTTGGGTATGACTATACCCCCGAAGAAATTATTAATTACATTAATACAGGTGTTGGCGAACAAACTCCAGAAGATATGACTGAGTTGTTCAGGCTCGCCGGAATACAGATACCCGCTGCTGGTGGTGCTGATACGGTTAAAGCTGCTGGTGGTGCTGATACGGTTAAAGCTGCTGGTGGTGCTGATACGGTTAAAGCTGCTGGTGGTGCTGATACGGTTAAAGCTGCTGGTGGTGCTGATACGGTTAAAGCTGCTGGTGGTGCTGATA